AGCAATTGGATGATTTAGCAGATGATGCTATTCAATTATTCAATGAACGTCATTTTGATGGTGTTGAGAGAATGTATCTCAAATATAAATTAACTCAAGATGATATTGATAGAGGAACAGCAAATAATAAAGATGGTAGTGAAAATACTGTTGGTATCGTAACCACTACTGCAACTTCTACTAATGTAAGTGGAATGGGGACAATAACTAGTAATTGGTACGAAACTTCTAATTTTATTCAAGTTCCAGATTCAGTATTAGGTGTAGAAAAAATATTTAAGTTTGATACAAGTTCTATTTCTGGTGGGATGTTTAGTATTAAATATCAGTTATTTTTAAATGACTTATATAATTTTAATTCAGTTGATTTACTTCAATATGCAATGACTAAATCATATCTTGAAGATATTGATATGTTATTGACTACAGACAAGCAAATAAGATTTAATAAAAGACAGGATAGATTATATTTAGATATTGATTGGAAAGCAGAAAATCCAGGTACTTTTTTTATAATGGATTGTTATAGGGCATTAGATCCAGAAGCATTTAGTGGAGTTTATAATGATACTTTTTTAAAGAAATATTTAACTGCTATCATAAAGAAACAATGGGGACAAAATTTGATTAAATTTACAGGTGTTAAACTTCCTGGTGGCATTGAATTAAATGGAAGACAATTATATGATGATGCTGAAAGAGAATTAGATTCTATACAGCAAAGAATGATGACTGAATATGAACTTCCACCATTAGATATGATAGGTTGATAACAAATGCCATTAAATTCTTATTTTTTACAAGGATCTAAAAATGAACAATTTTTAGTTCAAGATTTAATAAATGAACAATTAGGTATCTATGGAGTAGAAGTATATTATCTTCCCAGAAAAATATTTAAAACTGATAATATAATTAGAGAAGTTCAGTCGTCAAAATTTGATGACTCTTTTTTAATTGAGGCATATGTAAATAATTATGAGGGATATAATCCTGGTGCAGATTTAATGACTAAGTTTGGTTTAAGATTAACTAATGAAATTAGTCTTACTATTTCAAGAGAAAGGTTTGAGGACTTCATTTCTCCATTTTTAGAAGGTATGAGTTCTGGAATTAAAGATGGGTATATTACCGATTATACATTTGAAGATGTGGTTACTAGACCTAAAGAAGGAGACTTAATATATTTTCCACTTGGAGAAAGGTTATTTGAACTTAAAAGAGTTGAATCTGAAAAACCATTCTATCAATTAGGTAGAAATTATGTTTATGAATTAAGTTGTGAACTTTATGAATATGAGAATGAACTTATTGATACCACTATTAATGAAATTGATAGTAGTATGGAAGATGAGGGATATACAACTACAGTACAATTAGTTGGTTCTGCTACTACTGCTAATGGTGTAGCTTCAATAGGATCTACTGGAATGATTGGATTTATAGATTTAATAGATGATGGTTCTGGATATAAGAGTGCACCTCTTATTGAAATATCTCCACCACCTTATGCAGGATTTACTACAGCTACTGCTGTAGCAATAACAACTTCTATTGGTGGTGTTAAATCTATTAAAGAAATAAGATTAACTAATCCTGGTAATGGATATGATGAAAATTATCCACCAATGATTGTTTTCTCTGGTGGTGGTGGAGCAGGTGTTGCTGTTACATTTGGTATTGTTAGTGCAGGTATATCTACTGTAGCAATTGCACAAAGTGGATTTGGATATGCTGAACCACCTACAGTTATAGTTACAGAACCTCCTACTGGGGTTGGAAATACTGTTGGTGTTGCAGTTGCTATTCTTAACGAGAATACTAATGTTATTGCACTACAATGGAACAATGTTGGATCTGGATATACTGAAGCACCTACAGTTAGCTTTAGTGGTATAACAACTACTGGAATAGGTACATTCTTCTATAATGAAGAGGTTATTGGACAGATTTCAGGTGTTAAGGCAAGAGTTAGAGACTTTAAGATTCGAAATGATATTAGTGTTATTAATCCACCAGTTGAACTTAAAGTATCTCTAAATAGTGGAGCATTCTATCCAGGCGAAACTATTGTTGGTGGAATATCCACTGCAACATATATTGTCAAATCATATAGTTCGGATAGTGTAGATGATACTTATGATTCTAATGCTGAAATAGAATTAGAAGCAGACAATTTACTTGACTTTACTGAAGGCAACCCATTTGGAGATTTTTAATTTATGTTAGGAACTTATTATTATCATGAAATATTGAGAAAAACCATTATAGGTTTTGGTACTCTATTCAATAATATTTTTATTAAGCACGAAAAAAAAGATAATACTACTCTTGATGAAACTAAAGTTGGACTTGCTTATGGTCCACAACAGAAGTTCTTTGCAAAAATTAGAGAGCAAGCAAATTTAACAAAAGCAGTTGCAATAACTTTGCCAAGAATGTCATTTGAAATGACAAGTGTTTCATATGATCCTACTAGAAAATCTGGTATAACTCAAACATTTAAGGCATTGGATGGAACAAATATGAAAAAGGTTTTCATGCCTGTTCCTTATAATATTGGATTTGAATTAAGTATATTTTCAAAATTAAATGATGATGCACTTCAAATTATTGAACAGATATTACCATATTTTCAACCATCATTTAATGTAACAATCAATTTAGTAAGTTCTATTGGAGAAAAAAGAGATGTTCCAATAGTATTAGATAATATTGCGTTTAGAGATGAATATGAAGGAGATTTTTCTACTAGAACAGCATTAATCTATACCTTAAGTTTTACTGCTAAAACATATCTATTTGGACCAGTTTCTGATTCTAGTGATGGATTAATTAAGAAAGTTCAGGTTGATTATTCTACAAGCACTGCTGCTAATGCAAGAAGACAGATGCGTTATGTTGCTACACCTAAGGCAGTTAAGGATTATAATAATGATGAAACTACTACTATAACTGAAGATTTGACAACAACAGAAACTAGGATATCTGTTACTAATTCTGCTGAGTTAGTTGCTAATGATAGAATAGTAATTGATAGTGAAATTATGAGAATTGATAGTGTTGAAGATTCTACTACTGTAATAGTCAGAAGAGGATTTGATAGTTCAATTCCTGCTAAACATATTAATGGTACTATTATTAATAAGTTAACTACTGCTGATGATGCATTAATTGAACCTGGTGATGATTTTGGATTTAATGAATTTATAACCGATTTTGATGATGGGTTAACATTTAGTCCAACTAAACAAACTGACGTATAGTGAATACCATGTCTAGTTATGATCCTATAGATGAAGCACTAAATACTACTAGTGCTATTGAAGTGAGTACCACACCAGAAAATGGATGTGTTACAAGAAAAAATAATACCAAAGATATAACAGGTGATATTGATAAAGATTATGAATATACTCGTGCTAACTTATATTCTTTAATTGAAAAGGGGCAAGAATCCCTTAATGGTATTATGGAACTCGCAGGTGAAAGTGCAAGTCCAAGAGCATATGAAGTTGCAGGGCAGATTATTAAGTCTGTTGCTGATACAACTGACAAGTTAATGGAGTTGCAGAAGAAGGTTAAAGAAGTTGATGAAGAAAAGGCAAACACAACAAACAACGTTACTAATAATGCAGTGTTTGTAGGTTCTACTAGTGACTTATCAAAGATGATTAAACAACAATTCCTAAATAATAATAGCAAAGACTAATAAAGTGGATTTAGCTCAAAGAAGACAACAACTTCGTCAAAAGCAAGTTGAAAAAGTTAAGAAGTTTAGACAATCTAACCAGTCTTCTTCTGATGTTATAAAAAAACGTAAAGAAAGAGAGCAAATGAAAAAGGATATTAGAAAAGAAATTGAACAAGAAACCCAAAATGAGTCTATTAGTATTGAAAATTCTGATGGAGTAACTTTTGCTAGAGTTATGGATATTGTTGGACCTTCTAATATGAAACCTCTTGTTTCTGGTGGACTATGGAAAGGCACTGAGCAAATTAGTGAAAAGAAATCTGATTGTGAATGTGATGATTGTGGGCAAGATCCATGTATAGAATGTGGTGAAAGTCATCATAATGTAAAAGAAGCAGCTACAGGTGGTCCTGGTACAGAAGATCAAAATCAAAAACAAATTGATTCAAAACAGAAGAAAGCAGATCAAATAAAAAAACAAGTTCTACTTAAAAAACTACAAGCAGTACGTTCAGGAGGAGGAAGTGAAATTATGGCATCATACGATTGGAAATCTGATAAAAGTATGAGAATTAATAAAGTTGTAGAGGGTTCTTTACATAAGTGGTTTAATTCATCTAAATCAAAGGATGGTAAGAAAGGTTGGGTTCAATCAGATGGATCACCTTGTGCAAATGAACCTGGCGAAACAAAGACACCCAAGTGCTACTCTTCTTCTAAAAGAGCAAGTATGTCTAAAAAAGAACTTCGTTCAGCAGATG